CGGTTATGCTCCGGCATTCCAAGATGTCTTATACTTGGTGTGAGGCCTAGTTCACTAAGTTGCATTGTTGTTTGTTAAATTTGTACCCCCAGTCCCTAACATTTCTCTCTCGGGGGGGGGAATTTTTTGAACGAGAGAGCACGTTACGTCTTTTTACAGCCTTCTTACTAGCTGGAGGACGTACCGCCTGAGGTGCATCTTTGGACGGGATGATAGCCAGGTTATCAAGGACAGAGGACAGTGCAGTGTCAGCCTTGTTAATGTTACGTGTAACACTTGATTTAAGTGCATTTACGGTCGTGGTACCTCCTAACGTTAAGTTAACTGACCAAAGTCTTCCAATAGTTGTTAAGACTACTGAGTAAGATAACGATAGATTCCGTTTCTTCTCTACCATACGTTTTTCAGACGTGAAGAGAGAGACTAAGGTTGATAACATACGATGGAATAAAGCTCGACTTTGACCACTTGGTGTCATGTCGCTATCTAACCAGATAGATGAAACACTAGTACGGAAGATATCAAGTAAGCCAAGACGGGCTCTTGCTACAATAGAAGCATCCATTGAGTTAAGTGAGTGAAGAAGTTCGGAAATTCGGTTAGCCTCTGCACGTGAGGCAAGAACAATTGGGTGATTAGGAGTTATTCTCCCTGCGCCCTCTAGGATTTCACTAAGCCGGGCAAGTTCCTCTTCATCGAGGTCTTGCCGCAACCAGTCATCCCTTACAAACTCAGGGATGGCGTCTGGTCGCGCGTTAGCGGCCGCTAGAATGTCAAGAGAATCGTTGATTGTTACCGTTGCACGTAACAGACTATCCAGACGCTTAAGTGCTTCCGAAGCTGCTATGTAGGTGAACAATTCAACTAGGTTACCCATGGTTAAAGAAGGGAATTCAGGTATCCATGTCTTAAGATCTGTTAATTTTGTATTGGGTTTATACTGGTGTAGAAGACCTGTAGTCTCCAATGGAGCGATGTTAAGCTTAACTAATGTAGTTAGGTTCTCAGTGTCGAGCAACCCAGCTATGAAAGACCAAAATATGTTATCGGAGAATGCCCAGCCACGTAAAAAGAGGTCATTCTGTAAATCAGGTCCAAGACGCCCATCCCGAATGGTGTTGATAATCAACTTAGGGTTGAAACGTGTAATTTCGACTCCATCCATGAAGACCCTTTTGCATATCTCAGCCGTTGGGATAGCGTCCGGGACATGTGTAATAGACTTAGTTAGGTTGATTGGAACTCCAAGTACTTCCATAAGAGCTAGGTACTCTTCTGATACATTTGAACCAGTGATACCAGAGTCATCGCCAAGAACGGCGTAAGCAGTGTAAGATTCTATTTCAGCTCTCATTGCTGCTATTTGAATAATTATATGATGAGTTAAAGCTAACATTGGAAATGAGGATCTAGCTCCCATAGGTTGACCAGTAGAGTATCTAATTAAATCACCATTGTTAGTCATGAAATCACGCCCAATAAGGACGTTAGCCCATGAGTTCCCTAAGGAACTTGATGAAAGAAGTAGATTGAGGATACGTTGTTGTAGCTTGATCGGGAGTCTGTCCGTTGCAGCAGTTAGATCATAACAGTAGATCTCCAGTTCAGGGTCTCGTGTCCATTCCTTGACTCGGTCAGCCAGTGCGTGTTGGTTAAATGTTCCATCCTGCGGTAACCCCTTAAGGAAGTGGTTAATTGTATGATGGAGTGGAGTAAGTGCCATCTGTGTCCAGTAATCTAATTGAGCTACTATTCTAGCCTTTCCACCCCATTCTTCTATATAGGCTAATTTACCTAGAAGAGGGTTGCAGTTGGGTATTACCTCGTGTGCTGCACTGTGGATACAACCGAGCAAGTTACGTAAGATAGAGAACAATTTTGAACCTTCAAGAAAGGCTCTAAGAGACAATAAAAGTGAAGAGTTGTGCGACCAAGCTCGAGAATCCAGGTGAGCTGTCCACGTTGCATCGCCATTAGGGCCACGTGTGGATAGTACTTCCCATTGGAAGTTATGTGCCTGGTCAACATACTGTTCCTTAAATGCGGCTGGAGTTATACCTAGACGAGTCAGGGCAGCCAGTAGCTCTGCATCTGTTGGAAAGTTATGTTCCTGGGCAGTAGATGGGTCTGTGATAGTGTTATGATTGGGTCTAGCTGGAACAACGATTATTCTGTCCATAGAGAGTAGACTATATAACGTTTGTGCTGCGAAATCAGTGTGATGGACATTGTCCCGATCTTCTATATCGTCCCAAAAGGGTGCAAGATCTGATAACATGAATGGGCAACCGTTAGTATCATCCCAGCGTTCTTCCCGAATACCAGGGTTGGAAACATCTCCTCCTCTAACAAACTCGAGGAACCACCTACGGACAAGTTTTAACTCAGAGATTAACTCTCGAGCATCAACATCGAACTGGACAAGGATTCTATTATAAAAGATACCAGCAATGGACATTAACCGTTGCTTATAGGATACTTCTGATACGTTCATTAGATGAACTAGTGCAGCAAAGAGTGACGCGATGTTATTACGAGTTACCTTCCGCACCTCATTAGTACTTAACCATTTGAAGTCTTGCATATGAGTTGATTATTATAGTGTGCCCTTAGGTGTGTTGTTAGTGCGGGACATTTTGAAAGGAGCACCTTATCATATCAAATTACTATTTTATGATATGCCTTCTACTAGTGGCATAATCATGTGATTCCATTTACTTGGGTTTAAACCCACCTCATGGCCATGAGTGTGACACTGAATCAGGTCTCTAAGGATAAAGGGGCGTACGTACTTCTGTGATCGCAGTTTCCGGCTATTGGGTTTAGAGTAACCTGATACTGTTTTGCCTCATATCAGAATACTATCATTCGTAAATACATTTGTGACCTGTAAAGAAATTAAAACATAATGGATAAGAAGAAGAATAGGAAACCAAGATTAATTTCCCTTTTGGTTACCAGCCATCCAGGATTTGGTCTTGTTTTGCGCTCGATGGTAGAAACCTCGCTCTGGATTGCATCTCGTTGTTACTTACTTGCTGAGATTGAGGTTGGAAGCCGCTCACTGGTAAGATGAAAG